ACCATGCAATCGAAGCCAAGCAGACCACCGCCTACCCTTTCAATTCCTACAAGTTTATAAACCGCAAAACGTTTCGTGATTCTTTTTCAAATCACTTTGTGAGTGTTTCATACTTGTTAACACAAAACAGATTGTGATTTTTTATTTATTTTCCAACACTATTTAAACAGTTCTCAAAAAGGGATTAACGGTATCAAACCGCTACATAAGCGATTACCAGCAACACAACTAATATCCACGGTAACTTTCTCATATATTTTCATCTAAATCCAAATTCGTACTCCATTCAGAAGTATTCAACATTTCAACCAATTCCTTACCACCAAGTAACGGATAGGGATAAGTAACCTCAATGAGTTCATCCGTTTCCGGTATCGCAACTACTGGTGGTACAAGTCTGTTATAAGTACCTTCGTGGATAATCGCTTGTGTACCGTCAACCGACTTTCTGCGGTACTCCCAATCGTTATCAAACTGTTTCAGTTCGTCCACAGGAACAACCAACCATTTCATTTGTCACCCCCTTTCGGTTTATTCTTTTGATACCATTTCCAAACTTGGTCAGGAGTTAGGACTTCGGTAAATCCGGTAATGCGATAGAGAGCTATCTTGCCATAATAATTATTCAAATAGCTGTCTCTACAAATATATTGTTCAGTTTCTTTAGCCAAGTCATTAGAAGCACAAGTTATACATCGAACACCAAGTAAGTCATTAGTCTTAATAGTAGTATTTAGTTCTCCATTAATATAAGTTTTGCCATTACTATTTCTTGCTTCATAAGCTACTGTATCAGCTTGAGGATAAATAGAGAAATAATTATGATTATTTGGTTTGTCTCTATTATCATAAACTTGTTTATCCAATTCAAGATTAACAAAATCCAAAACAACCGTCTTAATAGTCATTTTTGCAAGTCTTGCATAATCGTCTATTCCATCGAAGACAAGGGCACCGGGATAAATAGGAAGAATATTGACCTTGATATTACATTTGCCGGTGTAATTCATAACAGCAATACTCCAATTTATACCTAATTTAGACTCATTATTATAACTTTCTCCCTTTTCAAGTATATATTCACCATCATTATATATTTCTCTTGCAATCAAAGCATTGCCATTCCAATAACGGTATAAAATAAAAGCACCCTTATAATTGCTAAGGCCAATAATATTTACTTTTGTAGAAGGTATCTCTTCTAAATTCTTACCCCAAGTATATACTTGCGAAGCAATAGGGTTTATTATTTCTGTAAATGTAATAGATTGATTATCGTATATCCAAGAAGCAGCAGAAGGATTTCCTGTAGTAGGAAAATTAATGTAACCACCAAGACCGCTCATTCCTTTCCAAGCAAAATTATGAAGTTCAAGAACATTACCGTATTTATCAGTAATACTGTCCCCTAAATTGCTTCCATCTTTATACTTACTGAAATCAAAATCATAAGCGGGAGTAGGAATGTCGATTGTAAAGAGGTTATTTTTCAGCCAGTTTATCTCTTCTTCGGTGAAGCTGCGGTCGGCGACTATGATGGCGCTATGGCAGCCGATATATTCACCAGATTTCTGTCCCCCTATGAGCAGAACATCACCGTCAGATGAATCCCCGACCGCAATAGGAACTCCGTTGTAAGATTGTTTTGTTTGATAAGTTACACCACTTTTGCTTCTTAAATCGTCAATTCTGGTGCTTTTTGAAAATGAGAAGGTTTCACTATCTAATGAGGCATTGATTTTCTCAAAAACAAATGCGCAATTAGGCCAAATATTGCCTTTAGTAATGAATACTCGATTACCGTTATTTTCAAACCACGTCCTCTCCGCCATCACCGTGTAATCCGTTAATATCGGGAAGCCATAGCACACTGCGTACATCTTGCCGTCGTAGCAGAGCTGGTCGGGGTAGTCGGGGATTTGAGTGATAGTTATATTAATATCTTTATTGTCGGCTCCGATTAAAAACATGTTAGTCATATTAGCATCTCCATTGGCATTGCTGCAATCAATCTCATTTATGCCGTTACTTAACGTTGTAGAAACGGGACTGCCAGTTGTTTTATCAATATACCGATAATAAAAGCTAACTCCTTCTGGAATACCACTAACTTCCGCAGTAAATTTGCCAACAAAATCACTTGCACAGAACTGTGCAGTGCTATTAACTTTCTTGATAACAAGTCCTTTGGGAGAATATTCAACTGTGCTTAAAGATGGATAATAATTCCAGGAACTAAAATCTGTTTGATACACTCCCATCCCGCTATTCAGCTTACCCTTACCACCATACAAATAGGCGTGGTTGCCGTTGCCGCTAAGGTCTTTTAGAATTGACGTAGGGAGTTGGGTTATAGTAATATTAAATTCGCTTGCAGGAGCAATTTCAAATACAAATCCAACGATAGAACCTTTTTCTTTATAGCAAGAAGCTGGAAGATGATTTAAACCTGCTTTTAAATAAAATATTTTTCTATTATTATCCTCATTGGTATAATAATAGTATCTTAAAGCAGTACTTCTATCAGTACTATCCGAAGTAACATAAACATCCATAGCTTCTATTTCTTTACCATTAGTTTTATATAGAAGCCATTCTTGGGTAGTTATAGAAGAATTATATTTGTTTTGAGTGAAAGTCCCATTACCATTCTTGATGAACTTAGTAAAATCTTCCGCATAGGCCTCAATCACATCATAGTTAGTCATACCTTGCGAAGCAGGGTCATAGACGGCCTTGATAGATTCTTTTAAACCTTTCGGCCATATAAGACCTTTCTTACCGCCATCGGGAACACCGATACCGGGTAAGCATATCCCGCCAATATCTATTGACGGAATATGTATGTGAGGAATAGTTATTGCTTCCATGATTACTCACTCATTAAGATGTGCCCTGAAGCGGGCTCATTATTGGTGCTTATCTTGATGTACATACCGGGAATTATGCCGCGGACAGGCTTGCTGAACAAATTACCCACATTAAATTCATAATGGCTACCTGCAAAGTTTTCCCCATCCATACCGGATAATACCGTTACATCATTCTTATTACCTTTAAACAGTAACTGAATACCGCAATCCCCCGTTAACTGAACCGGTTCACTCTCATAATGTACATAATCACCGCTTGCCTTTTGTTTAAATTCCAAATTCTGTAATGCCATAATATCTGTTTTTTAATGTTATTCAAATATAGTGACTTGATAAATAATAGCCGAGTGGGAGTTTTTATACTCGACTATTATATCTGTGATATTAATTTATGGATTACGTAAGCACGTAAACCTATAAGTTGCAGTCAGATGCGGTTCATAACCCACTTTGACATCGAAACTCATCGAACCGCTACCTGTGTATTGTTGCACTCGGATTTCAACTTGATTAGGAAGTATATATCTTGGTCTAAAAAAGACGTTATCTCCTGTTTTGTTAGTTATCTCACCCGCAGTTATATTATTGCTAACATCCTCAGCTGCCCTTTCTACTCCATTAATCCATCTCCTTCTTTTTATTATCAAATTAACAATTCTATTTTCTTTATCCATAGCGGTTGCCCATGTCAAAGTATTACCAACCGGAGAGGTAATTTCTAAAGCGTAGTTTATATTAGCACTATCTTGGTACAGTGATATATTTACCGACTTTCCACTATCGTTTTGTGTAAATATCACGGAACCATGACGACTGTTTTCTACAATATTCTCTTCAGCCGTTATAGAAGTTGTGTTAGAACTAAATCCATCTCCAGAAGCTGAAGAAGAGTATCCCACGTTTTCCTGCACATCTGTTTCACTGCCATTGATAGTCTGTCGTCTGTACGAAGTGACAGAAACCTGTTTTGTACCGCCTACAGCATCAAATGAGAGTGAAGACGGACTGACCTCAAACGTGTAGTTCCATCCCTCGACACCCTTGCTTTGATTAAGTGATACAGACGCTTGCTTCCCGCTTTCCGACTGTGTGAAAGTTACGGTACCGCTTCTGTCAGATAATGTATTGTTCTGCCCGGCAGTTATATAAGTTCCCGAGGAACTAAAGCCTGCACCAACAACTGAAGATGAGCAACCCACGTTCACCTGTTCTCCCGTATAGCTACCGTTTATATACTTACGCTTGTACGAGGTCACCGAAACATCCCGGATACCTCCTGAGGTCTCAAATGACAGTGATTCCGGATTGACGGAAAGAGTATATTCCCAAGTAACTTCGCCGGCTGCCTGACTAAGAGAGACATCCGCAGTTTTATCACTTTCAGCCTGTGTAAACCGTACCGTACCATTGCGCTGTGTTTCCGTTCCGTTTGTAGTGGCAGACACAGTATTCCCATCAATAGAAAACGCATCGCTACCCGAAGTCACAGCCGAACTGAAACTTACAGAGACAGGATTACCTGAATTGATGCCGTTTATCTTCTTCTGTTTATCTGAAACGACAGTCACATTCTGCGAATCGGCAGCATTAGCAAAATTCAAAGCGGCCGGATTGATGGAAAAGCGGTATTCCCAGCTCACCTCACCGGCAGCCTGGCTGAGTGAAACGGTTATTGTCTTACCGGAACCCTCCTGCGTAACAAGGACTGAACCGCTACGCTGTGATTCCGTATTGTTCTGTTTGGCCGTTACCGCCACATCCTCTATGGAAAAAGTATCCGTCCCTGAATTTACAACAGCCGTATAGTCTACCTGTTCTTTTTCGCCGGTGGAGACGCCACCTACAAACTTCGTTCTGTACGAAGTAATGGAAAGCCCTTTCACTTCTTCGGCCGCTCCGAATGAGAGTGATGACGGGGAGACTTCCAGTGTGTATTCATAGGTCACCTGTTGCGACAGGTCGTACTTATGCTGTAACGTTTCCCCGTCATCGAATACGATCATGGAAGCCGGATGTGTTTTCGGGTGGATATATCCTGCCAGGTTATTCAATTTCTCACGCTCCTCGGCTGTGAGAAAAACATGGTTACTGTCCTGAAGCACATCAACGAATGCTCCCTGCCTGTCTGTCTTGAGTTCCAGGAAAGGAACATTCTCCGGTTTGGCAACGCTTGCCGCAGCATAATATTCGTAGGCGATAGGCTTTATAGCACCATCAACATACTGGCGTTTGACCGGAGAGTTCGCCAATGTCAGATAAATAGGCATCGGCGTACCTACCATACCGGAAAACGGTACGACCTTGAAACATCTGTTCCCTTCGGCGTCAGTTCCCTCCAGAGCGACCAGCCCGGCTGTCAGGTTATAAGTTTCATCAGCGTTTTTTGTTGCCCGGCATCCCCTGATAATGCAGGGGCCGTATTCCTCAAAAAAACCGTCCAAAGCCTTCAGCGGTTCGGATTGCAACTCCAAAAAATCTTCCGCTGCCCATTGCCGGATCCCCGGCACTTGTACATGTCTCTTCATTGCTGTATAATTTTATAGGTGATTAATGCCTGCTTGAATTTCTCTATATCGATTTCCACCAGGCTCTTGTCTATGTTTTTAGGAATGTAAACTATAAAATTTACCCCCTTGAACTTATCCCTTACCTCGTTCTCCAACGGTACAGGCCTTGTTTTTCTCTCGCCCTCCAGGCTGATTTCCGGCCACATTGTCCGGCCCTCACTTTTCAATCCAACCAGCAACAGCCCGTTGTTAAAGGTTTCTATCCGGATATTGACAGGTTCATCGTATTTTTTACGCAAATAACCTTCAAGGACTTTTACCTGTGAATTTACGTTCGCCATCATCCGGACATGGTCCCGCCATGTAGCGAACGCTTCGAACAACTTCTGCAATACAGCAACGAAGCCGGAAAGAAAAGACAGGCGCACCGGTTGCCTCTTATGAGGTGGCAACAACTGCCGTACGAGGTTCTTACAATTCATTCTCAGATTCATATTTCCAGTTCTTTTACAGATTTAAAAACAAGCCGGCTGGTAACGTCATATTCAAAATATCCCGATTCCAGTTCCGCGCAGATATCCACCGGCGAGAAATCCTCATCCGTAGCCCCCTTACGTTCCATCGCCAAAAGGTTACAGGTTGTCACTCCCGGAACATCCATAACGGCATCAATAAACCGCTGCCTGTATATCATGGAATCAAACCCCTGCGAGGACTTGAATGTGTCCAGTGCGGCGGAAACATCCGTATTTATCTGTGTCAGCGGAACGGCCGGATCATAATACACTTCCAGATTATAACGTATTTTATCCTCGGTAGTGGAAACTATGGTAGTGTCCACTCCTGCGAACTTGATCACATCAATGTAACCGGTGAAATTATACCTTTCTTCCAGTGAGAGCGGAACGATATTCCCATCCGAGTCCCACTTGGCCGCTTTAATGACAAGCCGGTTGGTTTCTTCACGAATAGCCACCACCTTGATAATCCGGGCATCCGGATTGTCTTCCGGATAATAAAGCATTGCCTTTTTATCATCGAACAGAAGCTCATGCCCGTTCTGAAACCGGTAGCACATCTCGGCATACCATCGTACCGTTCCCGGTGTCACCTTCTCAACCAGAGTGTCCACCTCTTTCCGGAACATGTCCAGGATTATCTCAAACGTATGTACGACTACCGCAAACACATACGTCCACAACCGCCACTCCGCCACTTTAGAGGTGGAAAGAGAAAGCCCCGATTCCTGTCGTAGCGAATCGATGATACTGTCTTGAATAGCTTTAATCGTTCGTGCCATAGTCTTTCAAATCATAAGTTGTTACGTCCTTGTCTATTTCCCGAAGGATGTTCTTTTCAATCAGCCGGCTGTCCGTATCGACAAGCAACGTGCTGCCCTCAGGTAGCGGTAAATCAAAATAGAAACTTCTGTCGCTTTCTTCAATACCGGCTTCCGTTACTGCCTGCAAGTCATTCTCCATACCTGGATTATCCTGCATGAGCTTACCCACCGCCTCACATGTACCATACTGTTCTATGGCAACATCATATATTGTCTGGTTTGCTTTAATCGTTACTTTCTTCATACTCCGCCACTACATTATCCAGAGAGACTTTCGACACTTTCATGCCGTCCCGTGTGAATTCCTTTCGGATGCTCCGCAAAAGTCTGTCCGGTTCATTGTCATTCATATACTCCAAGGCTCCCACACCCGTTTCCGGGCTTTCCTTGTAATGTCCCTTATCCGCCAACAGTATGTCCCGCTGGTGCTGCCCGGTACTCTCCGTATAGAGAATGTCGCCCGCCTGCAGGTCAATATCCCCGTTAGCCGTATGTCTGATATCAATCATAAACCCTCCCCGTTACGATATTGTACACTGGAATGTCCCGGTCACCGGCCCGCCCATTGCCGGGGCTACAAGGCCGGCTGTATAGGTTATCTGGGCGCTTTTTATGGCATCCACCACTGTGGCGGCTATCTTGTCCGCCAACTTATCCAACGCGTCTTCACGTCCTTCCTTCTGGTTCATCACCTCGGTAAATGCCGATTTGATTCCGGCTTTGATTGTTGCTTTTACTAATGGCATATCCTATTCCTCCAAATAATTACTCAAGTCCTGTTGCACTCTCTGAAAGTCAGCGACGTTGATAGGCGGGCCGCTGGGGCCTACTCCTGTGGTTACCGTCAGTTTCTGTATGGCTGTCAAAAGGTCACCGAGTGTTTTCTTCAGTCCCGAACCGCCTTTCCTTAAGGTAAGACCGCCCGTTGTTATCTTCACAGTCGTCTGATCCGACAGGAGCGTCAAGGCTTCCGCCTCATGGGTGACTTTCGTCTTGCCGTTGGTCACTTCCAGTTTGCCCGCATCGATATGAACGCTCACACTGTCACCTTTCCTGACGTCGATATTATCAAGGTCAGTCTTCAGCTCCAGATCGCCGCAGGTTAAAATAACCCCGTCTATCTCACCGAACCGGCATACAAACAGCTCGTTACTCTTTCCGATACGGCATACAAGAACTGTGCTTTGCAACCTGGGAATAAAGGCAAAACCCTGCAACTCCGAATTTACCAATGCACGTAACCTCACATCAAAATAGTCGACCTGCCCGTCACGCCGTACCGTACAAGTGTACTCCTTCTCATCCACTTCCGTCACAACGGCCGGAAAAACACTATCTCCGCCTTGCCGCTCGTGAATGGCACGTCTGATTTCTTCTATATCCTTCATACCTTGATACCGATTTCTATTTTTCTACGTGCGCCACCCGTTCCGAACGTCACTTCCGTACTTTCTATGTAATAGTTCCCGCCGCGTTCCCGGTAAACCGGATCATCCAGCTGCGCCACCATACCCGGCAGTGCATAGGGAGCAAGAAATGTTTCAATCCTACCCCGGTATCCGTCAAAGCGGTAACGCTCCAGTTCTTCGCGGGCCAACGTTTTCAGTTCACCGGCATCCTTTACGTCATAGTAATAGAGCGTTTTTGTCTCACCGCCCTCTTCACCGATTTCCCCCTCTATCTTTGTGCCGTCCTTATAATAGCATACGGCCTTCACCTTCAGCCGGACATCCTCGGCGAGTTGGTACTTCAGCTCATCATCCTTGATGACATTATAACGAAGCCGGTATTTCACCGTTTCGCCCTGCACTTCGTGTGCCTTGCCTGCGTACAGATTGCCGTCGATGTCAAAAAAGACGGCCAAACCGTACTCCTTTTTGAGAAAGCCGAGCACCCAGCTGCCGGGCTTGTTATTAACGACGAAGTTCTTTAATGTCAGGTCTACACAATAAGCAATATTCAAGTCCGGTAAAATGGTATTCAAACACTGTTTTAACGTTGTTTCCTTTCCCGAGAAAACGCAGTTTACCCGGCGGGTCGCATAGTATTCGTCCTCACACTCTATTTCCAAAGGAACCTTGTAATTCAATCGTTTCACGTAACCGGCAAACTCGATACTCAGATTACCGTCATAACCCAGCCCGATTTCCACCCGGTCGCCGACCTTGACAACCTGGGCCGTTTCTATATAGGCCGGCGCTTCTCCCGTATGTTTAAGTACGGCAGTAACCGGAACCTTGACCACGGCTGTGGCGGCAAGGCTGTAAATGCTTCTCTTTATCCGCACATCATGTACCGATTTGAAAGAGACATTTCCGATTCTTATTTCCGAACAGAGTATAAACATGGCCTATTTGATTATGAGTTCAAAACTACGGTCCGTCACCAGTTCCATCTTAAATATCTGGACCGTTTCGGTTCCTTTCATGTCCGATATGTCCATGCTGCGGATAACCACCCGGTCGTCTTCCTCGAGGAAAATGTCCGTAAGTGCGCATTTCAGGATAACGGACTCGTTGATGTTGTAGAGTTCATTCAGTTCCATCAAGGCCGCCTCGGGAAAATCATCGGACAGGGCAACACCCTGTATGCTGATTTCGTAATCATCCAGGCTGATAAGTTCCTTAACCGAACCTTTACGTCCTACCATTGCCGTTTCTACGATATTCTTCTTGCCGGTAAAGGAAATAACGGCATTAGGTATCTCATACTCCTTACCTTTGTGCTCCAGAACAACGGGCATAAAATAATATCTTCCCATGGCGTCTTTCTTACGAAGGACAGAACCCAAATCCGTATTCGTCTTTTCGCCGGCTGTTTCCCCGTCGTACTCATACCCATCACCGGACTCTGAACGGTCTGCCGCAGGCAACCACACACCGGGGTAAGGCAGTCCCTTGTAACCGATGACATCCAGCAGAATGTCCTTTATATTGAAATTTCCCATAGCTACACCTCGTATATTTCGTTGAACACATTGATAATCTCCTGCCGGATGGTGTCTATACCCTTGCCGTCAGTATTCTGTACATGGATGGTGATCTGGTCGCATACGCGGTCTATACGTATCGTCCGGGGCTGCCTTTCACCACGATATCCGGACTCTGCCTGTTCCGTCATACTCCTCGTGTCCTGCATTACGTAGGCATCGGATACGGAACCTGAAGAGACCGGAGTGTTCATGGCAAGAGGAACGGTTATCATGGCGGCAATTTTGCGAACATTCAGCATGATGTCCTGCAGATAACCGTTCTTTTCGGGAGTGTATTCCTGGGCGTTATCTGAGGCTTTTGCCGCATCCGCCAGGCGTGAACGCGCATCCAAAGCCTTACCGGACGCACCGATAGCCGAGGCCGAAGCGCCGGGGGCAAGGTTCACCTGCAGGGGAGACAGCTTTCTTGTTGCGGCAGTATAGTCGGAAGACTCGTTATAATTCCGGACGGTACCGGCATCATTCAGATTCAAAACTTTCTTAGACATGGAACTCTTGGCAAGTTTCTTCATCAGGGCATCATAATCCACCTGCGGGGTAACGGCTGCCGCCGGTACTTCCGGTACCGGGAAGCCGGAACTGCCAACACCGTTCTTCTTATCCTGTGAGGCCTGCCAGCTCTCGCTTCCGCGCTGCGTGCCCTTATCCCATGCCGCCTGCCAGTCGCCCCTCTGCTTTATATCCATACCGATAGATACGGGGTTGGCACCCAGTACCCCCTTGCCGATATCCATAAAACCGGCTTTCGCCTCTTTGGCCGCTTCCCTGAAATTACCCTTTACCAGGCTCACCAGGGCGGAACATACCTTACCCAAACCGCCCAATACCTGTTTGAAAGGAGCCACGATGGAATCAATCAATACGCGCCCGAATTCTTTGACAGTCTCCCAGCAACCGTATATTACCCTGCGGAAGCCTTCAAACTTCTGCCAGCAGTAAACTATGGCGGCAACCACTGTACCGATGGCTGCCGCTACCCATGTCAGCGGACATGCCCACAGTGCTGTGTTAAAGGCCAGCTGCGCACCGGTCAGAAGCCATGTCGCGCCTGCCTGAATACCGTCCCAGACGACCTTGGCCTTTTCAAGCAGAATGACCGATTTCGTACGGGCATAATTGATTAACAGGCCGGCGGACAATGCCGCTATGGCGGCGGTCAGCCCCCATATCAGGGGGTTGCCGTCCTGAAGCTGTGCGTACCACCATGAAAACAGACTGCCGATAGCATTTACGACCGTACAGAGACCGTTCAGGACAACACTTGCAATGTCCAGCCCGGTACTGATTAGCGGTAAAACAAGCTCACCTACACTCAGGCCGATGTTTTTAAATTGGTTCCATACTTCGGTTACTTTCTGCATCGTGTTCCTGGAATAGTTCATGGCTTTGTCCGTCTCGCCGGAAGATGCGGAAACCTCGTTCATGGATTCACGCAGCTTCACAGTGTCTGAAATCATAATGGCAAAGGCGTTCTTCGCTTCCTTGTCAACCAGTCCCAGCTTTTCAAGCAATGAGGACTTCTGTTCGTCACTGAGGCTGCCCATGACATCCTGCAAGTCTGAAAATATATCCACGACACTGCGTATCTTCCCGGTATCATCAAATACTTTCACGCCGGCTTTCTCCATTTTACCGCGTATATCGGCACGCCCTAATACTGAAAAAGCATTCTCCATTAGTACGGCGGTGCGTTCGGCCGACTGTCCTTTTCCGGTCATGTAGGCAAATGTTCCGGCCACCTCCTTGTAGGCGATACCCAGGTTACTGGCACCGGCTATCAGATTGGGCATATAACGGGCAAAGTCGGCAAACTCGCCGGCACCGACACGTTTGGCGGCAAAGAATGTGTCGAGCACTTCCATGGCCGTAGTGTTCTCCTTGCCGACAATGGACAGGGTTTGCGCCAGTGCACCGGAAACAGTGTCAAGGTCGGTAAAGCCGGCCTTGCTTCCTTTCAGTGAGGCGTCCAGTATGGAAAGCGAAAGGTCTACGTCATTGAGTTGCGAATTTATCTTCTCAAATCCGACAGGAGCCACCAGAATATCCGCCTTATTATCTCTGGCAATCTGTTTGAGCCTGTTACGAAGTTCCACAAGTGACTTGCCTTCCAATTGGGCGGTGATATTCACCTGGGCCATACTCTCATCGAAATTCAAACCGGCTTTCCCGGCAAACCCCAGGGCTGCGGAAGCGGCAACCAGCGGATTGCTTATCAGTTCACTGCCGGGAATGGCGGCAAAGGCTTCCCGGCTCCACTTCTTGAATTTCCCGCCGTTAAGGGATTCCAGCTTGTCAATCTCTTTATTGAGCGCTTTCATCTCCCGGTTATATGCCCGGATACCCTCAATGTTATCGGCAGGAAGCCATTCGCGCTCCGCCTGCAGCAGGGCAATCTTCTCGCGCAAGGCACCCAACGTGCGCCCTGTCTCATTGAACGTTTTGTTCACGCTAAGGTTTTTCTTCTCCAGTTCGGCAAATTTTCCCAACATTCTATCGGAAGTTACGGTAATATTGCCTATCTTAGCGGAAACCTTATCCTGAAGACTAAAAATATATTCAAGTGTATTGGCCATGTTGAGTACTGTTATTGCAATCTATGTTATCGCCGGTTCGGCTTATTGGGCAATCCGGTTGGTGCCGGCTTTCCTGAAATGGGTGCTGGTTATCATAGCCATTCCGGTACTGGTTCCTGTCTCAATGGTAAAATCCCTGCCTGAATATCTCAGGAAAGAAGGAAAGTGGTACAGATATCGTTGGCTGGTCTATATGACATTATTCCTGATAACCTTGAACATTATCCTATTCTTCCTACCTGCATGACGGACAGCGCCCATTCCGCCATCCGCACCTGATGTGCCCATTCCTCATCTGACAGTTCCGTCGGATCCATGTGAAGCACAGCCCGGATAAGGGTGTCGGACATGAACAGCCAACCGCCCTTGTCTCCGGTCTGCGTTCCGCTCAGAGCTTTTTTAGCGTAGCCTCCTTTATCTCGATGATTTCCGCCAACTGTGCCGATACGCCCAGGAACAGGGCATCGTCAGTCTTGATGACTTCGTCGCCCTCGAGCCAGCAATTATTCAACAAAAACTCGTTGTATTTCATCGGATCGGACTTGCCGATAACAGCGGCCGCCCCGAGTGCTTTGCGGCTCGGCTTCTTTAAGTAAGCCGTATGCCCGTCGACATCCACGCGATAGACGCCGCCGTATTTTTCCTTCCATTCCTGAATTTTCTGTTCGATTGTTTTTTCTTCTTTCGTGTTCATCTTCTTGTCTGATTAATGATTGATGTTACAATACGTTGTATTCTACGTCCAAAGCAATGAACGGCAGGGCGATTTCCATCTGCAGGTCATCCACCTTTATGCCATGAGGTATCTCCGTAATGGATACGTTCACCACCTTGTCGGTCGTGACAACGCCGTTGTCGGGTACATAGGAGACTATCACATCAAAGTCAATATCAGTAATGTCCTCATAACCTTTTTCCTGTGCGGCGCGGTTCAGGGCAATAAGCTCGCTTTGCAGAAGCGTTATCGTACCCTCATATTCCTTCTTGCCCTTCTGGATACTGCGGGCTTTCCTGCCGGAGGCGAACAACGCCTCCTTCTGGCGCTTTGATTTGTATTCAATGCCGCGAAGTCCGACGACTTCCCTGCCAAGCATCACGACATTTACATCGACCCAGGCGTATTCCCTGGAATTGAACACTGTTCCTATTGCTGTTGCCATAATCATGCTGGATTTTCAAGTGATAAATTAACGGTGATTTCTCTCAGGGTGGCGAGCGGGACTATCTTGCAGGTGATTTCCATGTGACCGTTTGCAAGGATATTCTGCGAAGGGTCAATGTATGCCGTAAACGAACTGATCTCACCGTTCATATTGGCATTCACCGCACGGATTATGCTTGCCTCGAACGACTTGCATATAGCGGTAGGAATAGTACCGCTTTCAGGATCAACCTCGATGTTGTCCAGGATCTCGTCAATGTACGTACGGTAAGCTATGACGGCCGCCTTGTCGATGACGCGTCCGGAACTGAGGTAGCAGTAGCTGTCGGTCGTGGGCGCTGCCATGGCATCGCCGTTAAGGTAGTAGCCGTTCTTACCTATATAGGTACGGTAGAAGATATAACCGGCATCATTCAGAATTCCCAGTTCACTGAAATGCTCTTCAGGTGTTTTACCGTCCGTCATATAACCGATAGAGGCTATCGCCCCGTCACGTACGCGGCCGAGGTTCTGGTGTACGGCAATCTTCGCCGCACGTCCCAACACCTGACCGATCGCAGCGGAATACAGCCTGCTTTCGCCTATCTTTCCGTCCGAAGCCATAACGACCGCGACACGGTTACAGCTTCCTTCACGGGGTTGGTACAAACCGTCGGTCTCACCGGTCCAACCGATTGCGGGGATGAACACCCGGAACGGTGCTATCTTCTCAAGGAAAGCGTCCGCTACTGTCTGGGCAGCGGCGATGGCGGTGATGACATCCGTATCCAGGCATTTTTCTGCAGTCAGCTCATACTCGGCCGGGATGTTCCGGTTGATACCTACAAGACGGATACGTCCTGCAGCGGAATTGATAAGTCTATTGAGCGGGGAACCGTCTTCATTAGCACATATCTGCGTCAGTGTGGTAGCCTCGCTCACCACAAGCAGGTGCAGTTCCGCACCCTCACCGGCTGCACTGTAAAATGCGGTAAGGTCTTTGACAAGCAGCGGGTTTGTCTTTTCTTCAATGCCGTATTTTTTCAGGTCTGTCATGCCGCCGAGTACATAGACCTTATTCAGTTCCAGTTTTTCCGGAACTGCGGTACCGGTAAGGATCATGCCGGAAATACCGTCATCGGACAGCGTGACGTTGCCCATGCTGCCGCTGCCGATTACTATCTTTACGTTTGGTAAATTCATTGTCTTTTCATTTAATAGGTTCTTAACTCGCCACATCCGATGCACCTTTGGTGAGCATCTGCGGCTTTTTTATCGTCCGGAAATACAAGGCCGTCACTCGTGACATGGAATTTCTTCGCGCGGGGATAACATCTCCGGTATTGTTCCAGAAAGTCCGGTTCAGACCGGCTGGCAGTTTCCGCCACCATTTTTCCCGGTACTGTTTTTTGTTCTTTAATAGCCATTCGAATACTGTTTAAAGGATTTTGGCGAAGCGCCTTTTCAACAGGCGGAAAGCGAGATATATCAGTGACACCCGCCCCACCCATATCTGGAACCATTGCAGGCCGGTAGGCCCACGTACCACCTCCGGAGGCGGTTTCTCTTTTGCTTCTATGAGTTCATTACGGATACGTGTATTTTCTTCCGTAATGATAAGTAACTGACGGGCCAGACTGTCACACGTGGCAGTTACTTCCAAGCTATCCTCCGATACCCGGGTGATATTGACAGTGGCCTGCCCGCTGCGGCTGCTAAAGCCTGTGCCCACCGGAATCAGTTTCAGCATATCCGTCGGAAATTTCGTCTTCGCCATGCTGGGCGGTACGGCTGCCTGCAGGAGAACGAACTCGCTTTTGCTTGCCAGACTGTCTCTTTGGCCATAGCTGCTCCGTATCTTCTGCGGGCTTCTGCAACTCGACGCGGATAGGGCAATCATCCCAGTGACGACAAGCAGTAGCGCGAGCCACCGTGCGATCGAGTCGGGCGATGGCCCTGTATAGTTTTCTGTTTTCATCTTGAATCTTTATTAATTCTTCACGGAGCATATTGATGTTGTCCAGATAGGCGGCATCGATATCGCCTCCCTGGCGTGCCTTGGACAGCTTCCGGTTGCGGTACCAGTTTATAACTTGTACGGCAAAGCCGCCGGGCACCGCATACATTATGATATTCCAAAGCACATCCATTTCTCCGATTAATTATCATTAATTACCAATCATTAAAGCAGTTCCCATCCCGCTTCCACGTCTGTCATGACCGCCGGTACCCCATTCTCCACTTGTGAGATGGCGGCTGCGAAAGCGCACATGGTCGCTCTGTCGTTCACGTCAGGTACATACGTGTTCGGAACCTGCATCTCCCGGCACACCCGGCTGATATAGCCGGAAGTGTTGTTCTCCACAGGAGGCGCCCAGCGGTTGATAAAATCCGCTATCGTACGGCATCCATTGTTACGGCGATAGTTTTGTAGCAGCTTAATCAAGGCACGATAACCGTAAGCCATCGTACGGAACTGGCAGAAAGACCTGTCCTGCGAAGGGCGGATTTCCCCCTGCCATACTGTGGTGGCAGAAAGACGGATATTACCCGGGTTATTGTTTCTCAGTCCTCTGGCACTCATCCTCTTCCTTTTTTTCAGATTTATCACTACCGGCCGGAGCTATGGAGGAAGCCGGGGATTCAGGAGCGGTCTCCGGATTCGTCGGTTGCGGCCGTTTCGGTTCTTCGGGGGCTTTTCCGGTTTCTTTCACTCGGGCAAGCTTACGGTTTACCAGATCTTTCGCACGTTCTTCGTCAACCTGCAGTTCCGTACCCACCGGATACTGCGTCTTATGGTCAAACTTGTCTTGAAAAGCAGAAAGGACAATTACCGTTATCAATGTTTTCTTTGCCATATCCGTTCCTCCTTATCCTTCCACCACAGGTTTGAACGCTCCGTTTTCCCTCCAGTCCAAAGCAATGAACTCCTCTCCGAAACCGATCTGCGTATCGGCCTTCATAAGCATTTTAAAGAAATACATCTCGCTGGCATTCGCCCATTTGTCAATGAGAATGACATTCTCGTCGTCCTGAAGATTAACCGCAGCAAACAGGTTACCGTTCATTCCGCTGTCACACAGGGTAGCTACAATCAAGCCGGCGGGCCATTGCGTCAGGACCTCAATGGTGATGCCTTTGTAACGTTCCTGATTGATGTCTGTGGGAGCAGTTCCCTTATTGGCGAGCTGCGTCAGTTCGTCATCGTATGTGTCAAAGTCTTCCACGCTCATCAGAATACGCAGGTTGGAATTATTGCGCATGGTTACCGGAATCTGCGCTCTCAGTTCCTTTAAACGTAGCAGCATGGTTGCACCGGTACTTTTTACTTTCACGATATCCGTATCTTTGGCCGCTTGTGTCAGGATACCGTCCAACAGCTGGCTGTCAGAGTCACCGTACTCTCCGTTAATATACTGGTAGCCGAGTTCATTGCCAACCTGTTTTAAAAGTTCCTGGAGCAGGATATTCTGCACATTGGCGGGAAGCTGGCGGAATACGAGGTCACCCGTGGGCTGGTACTCGCGCCAGATATGTTCGAACGCCCGCGGGTTGAACAGGGTAAAGGCCATCATGTCCTTCGGTGTCAGTTTCTTCTCACTGTACGTGAAGTCACCCTTGCTGTCAGACTTTTGCGGGTCTTCCTTACGCTTCTGCAGCATCTTACCCGATTTTACACGGGGAATACTGATTGAACTGTTTACTCCGGGGATAACCATTATCAGCCCCTTACTTACCAACTCGTTGCCTGTCGTGGCAAGAGTCAGCACGGTTTCCAGCACTTCGCCGGAATAATTGGTGGTATTCAATCCTTGAATCATTGTCTTTTCTGTTTTTAATTATTAACGTTTACTGCCAATGGGCACTACATTTTCACTGTCTGTCTTCCGCGGATCTGCGGGGCGCTGCCGGCACTGCGTACGCTGCTGCCTATCTTCTTGCCGAAATAGGAACTGCCGCCCAGCTTGACGTTTTTGGGGTTCTTGATCGGAATCATGGCATACTACTTTTTGCGGTTGGTTTCAATTTCTTTCTGGCGTTTTTGCCAGGGACTCTCGTTTCCGCCGGGAACCGGAGAACCCAGCCTGTCCTTCAGCAGTTTTTTCGGTTTCAAGGCTTTCAGTGCGGTCATGCCGTCCTTAAAGTTCGATTTCAGGATATTCTTATAGGTATCCTTCTGATCGGCACTGATACGCCCGTCCGCCATGGCATCCGTCACGGCGTTTTCAATCCGTTCCTCTTCCTGCCGTTCCAGCTTTTCCTTCAGTTCGCCGTTCTCCTTCTCCAGATCATCGGCTTTGTCCGCCTTCTGGACAGTTTCGCCCAGCATGGCCATTACTGCCGCTTCGTCAGCGCAGTTGGCGAAACGGGGAATTTTCTTAAAGTCTTCCAATTTCATTTTATCGGGGTTTTGTGGCTTTTGCTGCTCCAGCTCCAGCCGGTTAGTAAATATGCGGTAGATATCATCCGTACTGCTCCCCTCGGGAACAGGTTCCACGTCATAAATGGCGTCAATCAGCCCCAGCTGCAGGGCTTCTTCGGCTTTCAGCCAATGGTCGGCACCATCAAAGTAGGTTTCTTTTACCTCATCCCTGTCCTTGCCGCAACGTTCGCCGATGATTTCGGCAATGGTATCTTCCAGGCTTTCAATAGTGGATATCATATCGCGCAGGTCCTGCTTGTTGCCGTAACAGCCGCCGGAAACGTTGTGCAGCATCATACGGGCGTAACGGCTCATCTCGACATGTTTCCCGCACAGGGCAATCACACCGGCAATGCTGGCGGCGATACCGTCAATGTAAATGGTGACATTGCTCCTGCACTGGCGGATGGCGTTGAAAATGGCAATACCGGGATAAACGTCACCGCCAATGGAATTGATGCGGATATTCAGGTTATCATAATTATTGTCCAGATACATCAGCTCGTTCACGATGTCACGGCTGGCTATCCTGCCTTCCCCGCCTTCATCGCTGATTTCTCCGTAGAGCAGCAGGCTGGCGGTGTTTTCATTCAGTATATTTTTAAATGCTGTCATGCGTCGTTTGAATTAGTTGTCGCAAAACTACCCCTAAGGAGATAACCGCACAAAAAAGTGTGTAATCCTTACGGACAAGTACGCAGGCCATGCGCCATGTTTGGTAACCGTTTCACCCTTTTTTCCTGTTCACGGCATGAAAAAGGAACTTTGCACAAAATCATAAAAGAACAGACTGTATGGCAGAACTGACCTCACAACAAAAAAAGGACTACGCCCGTACCCTCTATCTCAAAGATAATCTGACGCAACAGGAAATTGCAGATAAAGTGGGCGTGTCACGCCAGACCATAATCCGGTGGATGGCGGCAGGACAATGGGAAAAATTAAAAGTTGGCATCACATTGGGACGTGAACAGCAAATCGCCAACCTGCACCGACAGGTAATGGAGTTGAACAACCTTATCCTTTCACGCCCGGAAGGAGAACGATTCGCTAATCCTGCCGAAGCCGACACACTGGGCAAACTGGCTGCCGTCATAAAAAAAATGGAAACAGAAGTCGGAATAGCCGACCTTGTAAACGTAGGCATGCGCTTTATAGAATGGATAAGGCCTATTGATCTGGATAAAGCCAAGGAGATAACCGTACTATGGGATAAATTCATTAAAGACAACCTGTCATGAAACAAGAGGAAAGAACCGCGCTCGCCAATTGGGAGGAATATAAGGCGGACATCAGCAACTCCACTCCGGTAGACGTGAACATGAGCCAGGCCCAGCGGGAGAAGCACCGGCTTTATCTGGAAGAGCATCCGATAGAGTGGATCGGATTCTTTTTCCCGAATTATGCAAAGTATCCGTTTGCCCCTTTTCACAAAAAGGCCATCAAACGCATCTTGAATAATGATGAATGGTATGAAGTATTGTCTTGGAGCCGTGAGCTGGCAAAGAGTACGGTTGTCATGTTCTGCGTGATGTACCTGGCGCTCACAGGACGGAAAAGAAACGTGATGCTTGCCAGCGCCACGCAGGACAGCGCCAGACGTCTGCTGGATCCTTACCGTGCCAATCTCGAGGCGAACGGACGTATCAAGGCCTACTACGGGGAACAGATGAATATCGGCTCCTGGACGGATACGGAGTTCATAGCCAAATGCGGCTGTGCCTTCCGTGCCATTGGCGCAGGTAATGCCCCGCGCGGAAGCCGTAATGAAGCTGTACGCCCCGATGTACTGCTGGTGGATGATTACGACACGGATGAGGACTGCCGAAATCCGGACATCATACAGAAGAAATGGGACTGGTATGAACAGGCCTTTTATGCCACACGTTCCATCAGCGAACCGACCCTGATTGTATGGTGCGGGAATCTCATAGCACGAGACTGCTGTGTGGTACGGGCAGCGGCTCTCGCAGATCACCACGATGTTGTAAATATCCGGGATAAGGACGGGCACAGTACCTGGCCCGAAAAGAATACGGAAGAACATATCGACACCGTACTGAGAAAGATCAGTGCCGCCAGCGCACAGAAAGAGTACTATAACAATCCCGTCACCGAAGGGGAGGTATTCAAGGAAATAACCTATGGCCGGATACCGGAACTGAAAAAGTTCCAGTTCCTGGTAATTTACGGTGACCCTGCACCGGGAGAGAACAAAAGCAAGAACAGCAGCACTAAGAGCTGTATCCTCATGGGGCAGATAAAACAGAAGGTCTATATTATAAATGCACGTCTGGACCGCGGACTGAACTCGGATTTCATAGACTGGTATGTACAGCTGCTTGAATATGTGGACGGCAAAGTTCCGGTCTACTGCTATATGGAAAACAACAAGCTGCAGGATCCTTTCTTCCAGCAGGTGTTCAAACCGCTGGTAGCAAAGGTCCGCAACGAGAGAAACGTGCAGCTTTACATTCATCCGGACGAGGACAGGAAAACCGAGAAGGCGACTCGTATCGAGGCGAATCTGGAACCGATCAACCGGGAGGGTAACCTCATCTTCAATGAGGCGGAACGGGAGAATCCGCACATGAAACGGCTGGACGACCAGTTCAAGCTCTTCACCCTCCGTCTCAAATTCCCGGCGGACGGTCCCGACTGTGTGGAAGGAGGGCTGCGAATCCTGAAAAAGAAAGTACAACAACTGGAACCGGTGACGGTGATTCACCACAGCGCGCGCCGGAACCCAAAACGATTATAGCCATGAGCAAATTCATAACACAAGAGGATTACGACGCCAGTATACACCGCGAGATACTGGATGCCTTGACACGCAGTGACAAGGCAATCGTTGAAATCTGCGAAGACCGCGCAATCGCGGAAATGCGCGGGTATCTCAACGCACGTTACGATGTGGATGAAATCTTTTCCGCAGAAGGAGAAGCCCGTAACCAGCTAATCCTGATGCTGGCGATAGACATAACCGTTTATCATCTTTTCAGTATCCATAATCCACAGAAAATATCCCAAATCCGAAAGGACAGGTACGAACGGGCAGTGGAATGGTTGAAACAAGTGGCGGCCTACAAAATTACCGTTGACGGGGCACCGCTTCTTCCGGATGAGACACTGCAGCAAAATAATCCTTATCTGATGAAAAGCAATCCTAAACGGATCAATCACATGTAATTATTGATAAACCAAAAAAAAGAAAGAGACATGAGCTTCAAAATTCCTTTTTTCAAAAGCCGTGCGATGAAGCCTGCCGGAAAACGTATTACAGAAGGAAGTAACGTGACGCGGCCCGGTGCAACCGTAATACTGACACAGCCGCAGCGGTTCGGTATCGGGTTGAATGACTACATGAATGCAATCCGCAATGCTGAGAATGTGGACTTCACAAGCCGGGTGAAACTATACGATATATACAGCGAATCAATGATGGATCCGCATCTGTTCAGCGTAGTACAAAAACGGAAAAGCGGAGTATTGGGACGGAAAATCGAATTCCGGCGTAACGGGATAGCCGACGACAAAGTAAACGGGCAAATCAGTTCCCCCTGGTTCCTGAGATTTATCAGTGACGCGCTGGATGCTGACTACTGGGGATTTACACTTGTGCAGTTCTATATCAACGAGAAAGGATGGATAGACTACTACATGGTTCCGAGAAAGCACGTAGACCCGGTATTGAACCTCATCAAAACCCGCCAGGCTGATATAAACGGAGAACCTTTCGAAGAATATCCAGACCTGTTGATGATACGCGGCAAGGAACCGCTGGGAATTCTGGCGCGTACGGCACCGTACGTTATCTACAAACGCGGGACGATAGGCGACTGGGCGGAACTTGCCGAGATATTCGGCCGTCCGGTACGTAAATACACCTATGACGCGGCAGATCCGGAAGCGCGGAATGCCACGTTGGAAGCGGCGGCCGCACAAGGCGGCGCATCCGTATTCCTCTGCCCGGACGGGACGGCACTCGAATTTGTGGAACCGGGAAACCTTTCCGGCAGCAGCGACATGTATTCCGCACTCGTTGACCGTTACAATGCGGAAATGAGCAAGGCGGTACTTGGCAACACGCTTACAACCGAAGCAAGTGAGACTGGAACACAGGCGCTTGGAACCGTACACAACAAGGTGGAACAGGAAATCATCGAACAGGACGCGTTAAGCATACTGAACCTTCTGAACTATGATATGACCGCACTGTTCGCCTCACTGGGGATCAATACCCGGGGTGGTGAATTTGTATATGTGGAAGAACCGGATATGGAAAGCGTGAAGGTTAAAGCGGAATTACTGGAAAAAGCCGTATCCGTATTCGGTATTCCCGTTGCCGACGACTACCTGTACGAACAACTGTACATTGAGAAACCGCAGGATTATGAACAGTTGAAGGCGGAACTGGAGGAGAAGAGAAAAGCAGCCAATCCGTTCGCCGCAGCGAGGATTCCGCCGACCGGTAAAGGCGGACCCGAAGATGGCAAGACCACGCAACAGCCCCGCAATACCGCCGGCTCTTTTTTCGGGCAAGCCCCGCAAAACGACGGGGCTTTAGAATGGTAATGGATGAACTTTATTACGGGGACCGGCAACTACCGGATCTGGACGAACTGGACTATATGGGAGATCCGGTAACACCATTACGGTGTAAGGCGGAAAGTGAGGAGACAGGCTCCACATTTGTCTTTGACGGCAGTACGCTCTCGGAAGCGCTCACACGTATTTATTACGGGGACACCGATGTGAGAAAGCAGGTGGATCCGGGGCTTTTCAACGAAATCAGTCGCATATTACATGATGCGGAGAGTCAAGGGATGGCGGAAAGCGGAGCGGAGATACCGGAGGCATTCGCATGCAGGATGGCGGAGAAAACAAACGGCTTCTCGGCATTCAAGGCGCACCGTATGCAAAATGACATAGCCACACAATTGTATGACCAGAATGGTGTTTTAAAACCTTTCAAACAGTGGCAGAAGGATGTTTACCCCATGCTGGTTCATCACAAGGAGCACTGGCTGCAAACGGAATACAATACTGCCGTCATACGTGCCCGCCAGGCGACCGACTGGCAGCGATTTGAACAGTATTCTGATGTATTGCCCAATCTGGAATGGATGCCAAGCACAAGCGCTCATCCGGGGGCTGACCATAAAACATTCTGGGGAACCGTACTTCCAATAAGCCATCCCTTCTGGAACGTCCACCGTCCGGGAGACCGCTGGAACTGCAAATGCAGCCTTTCCGCGACCGATGCACCACCTACTGCAGCCCCACGCGGTGACGGGCCTGAAGACCGTCCTGCCCCCGGACTTGACAATAATCCCGGAGTGGACGGGCGACTGTTTAGTGACACGCATCCGTATATAACCAACGCGTACGAGGGGGCCGGACAGGCTGTAGACGGAATGTTAGAACCCGTTGCCGGGAAAGGATTTGTACCGGCAGCAAGCATGAAGGAAGTACGTACACGCCTCGAAAAAATGGGGATTGGACGGGTTGATACCGACCTGCTTTCACTGGAACAGGCTAACAACGTGCTTGACGCACTGGGATGTTACGGAGGAAAGCTCGCAGGACTGAAAGAATTTTCAGCCGTCAGCGGCAGAAAAATGAAGGAGATTACATCCACCAAGAACGCCGGGGCATGTCTTGTCACGAGAGATGACGGATATCATCTTTTCTTCAATGCGGAGGGTCCGGGGAGAAGTCTTTACAAGGCGGAACTTCTCAGCCATGAGGAAAGCCTGAAGCGTTACCGTACAAATCTGGAAAGCCTCGAAATGCAGCTTGAACAGAGTGAATTGCGGATAAAGATCGCGAGCGGAAGTATCAAAAGGATGCTCAAACAGGATGCGTCCACGCTGAGGGACAGCATTATCAAGGTGCAGCGGAAGATACGCGACAGGGAACGGGCAATCAGTAGCGGTGAGAAACCTTTGTATGATGTCACCACACAGATGTATCCGAACATAGCCGACCAGCTTAAATCAGAAATACACCACGAAATGGGACATTATGTGGACCGGCAGCTGGGAAGAATCAGTGAAAAACTGAGGGTGAAACCGGCTTCCGTATACGGAAAAAGTGCGGAAAACGAGAATTTTGCCGAATGGCACGCGATTTACCGGATGCAGGGAAAAAAGGGAGTTCCGACCGAAATGCTGGAAGCATTCAGGAAATATGACGAAACAGATGGAAAGTAAACGGAATGGATATACGGGAGATTAACGGGGTTTTAAAGAAGAAAGCCGTGGAACTTAATGAATTGATAAACCGCAGGATGCCGATACTGGCCGGAAACATTGCGAAACGGCACATAGAAGAGGATTTCCGTAAAGGCGGCTTTACAGGAGGAGGATTCCACCGCTGGAAAGAAACCCGCAGGCAACGCGGCGGTGGGAATAGCGCTGCCTCACAGTATGGACCGCTGCTTTCTGGCAGGAACCACCTTTCAGGCAGTATCAACTTCCGTCCCGGGAACAGACTGGTGAGGGTTTATACCAACGTACCGTATGCTGCCGTCCATAACAACGGGGGAACCCTGCACCCTGCGGTTACACCGCAGATGAGGAAATTTGCCTGGGCGATGTATTACAAGACAGCCGGAATAAAAAAAGGTATGAAGAAAGGAGGGAAAAAGCGTATCGCGCTTACCGAAAACGCACCGGAAGAGGCGCTCATGTGGAAAAGACTGGCACTGACACCGAAAAAACGGCTCAATGTCCGTATACCGAAACGGCAGTTCATGCCGGACACGTCCAGCAGCGAGTTGGAGAAGAAAATAAGAGATAAGCTTGATGCAGAAATTAAAAGAATCATTCACCAATAACATTACACCATGGAACGGTTATTTAACGATATTCAGAGAAAAATTGCGGAAAATATGGGCGATATACTCTCGCTCATTGATGAGGATTACGGCCAGTTGGATGCGCTTCTTAACGGAGAAGACCAGTATCCTGTCACATTCCCCTGTGTACTTATAAGCATGCCCGAGATACAATGGAAAGATCTGAAACTCCGGGTACAGCACGGGGAAATATCGCTTACCGTCCGCCTGGCATTCGACTGCTATGACGACACTCATTATGGAAGTACGCAAGAAGGTCATGCTGCTGGAAGAATGGCAGCGGCCGAACGTTTGAATGGTTATCTGAACGGGGTACGGTTTGAAGAATGCGCCACCATCATGCTCAGACGTACAAGTCGGAACTTTTCCCTGCCCGGCGGAATAAAAGTGTATGAAACGGAATATACCTCCACCGTATACGGAACGACGGCGGAACAGGAGACATGCATTCCGGACCGCCCGCCACAGAAACCTAAAATAAGGATAACTGACGTTTCAGGTCTTCCTGCTGACGGATGATGCGCGGATCGGCACTGGCATTGATGATATTGTAAAAAGTCTTTTCGCAAATTGGGTAAACCGGATAGATATAGCGACGCAAGATCTCGCGGTTGGACAGACCGCTGCGTGCATGCTCGTCGTAAATGCGGAGAATCTCACCCACCTTGTGGGCATAGCTCCTGCCGATGATTTTTCCCCTATGCTTGTTCATATCCGGATAGACTGGTTGGTTATTTACTGGAATGCGAGACAAAGGTAAAGAAAATGACTATCCGATACAAAAAAGCCGTTGCACTCTTATGCAACGGCCTTTTTATAAGCTCCATATCTTTATCTGTAGAATATGAATTTATGCTCTACGTAAATACATCTATTCTCCCTGCAGTATTTCCCGACAGCCTTACGCGTCTTGAATCTCTTCTCTTTGCCGTCCTTGCCCTTGACGAACGCTATACCAAGTTCCTCACTGATTTTCAGAGGAACGAAAAATGTTTCTGTCTTAAATCGTTTCATTGCCTTTTGTTTTTATCGTTCATCTTATTTGCAGCATAACACCCCAGAACCTTCTTATAGGATATGATACAGACAATACTGTCGCTGTCATGTTTCACAAGGATGGTCCATTGGCCGGTTCTGCCGTCACTAAACACGTTCAGCCGGACCGGACGGCTACGGGGATATTTCTCATTCAGCATCGTTATCCGGCGCTCAATATCACATTTCAGTGCCAGGAGCGAACTCTCGTCCTCTATCAGGTGGCGGTCAAACTGTTCTGCATACAGTTGTAGCTCACGGCCTTTCCTGTTAACATTTGCATAAGTCTTGACATAGTCTATAAAGTAACTCATAATCGTATTTTTATATTAATTCTTTTTATTTATCACAATCGCTATTGTACTTACGGATGTTCCGCTTGCCTTGAACTCACCGGCATCTATTTCAAATACTTCTCCATGTACCTCTTCCAACCAGTTACGGAAATCAACACATTTCTTTTCCGAAGCGATTTTCCAGTGCGGCCCGGTAATGGCTGCGAGCGTTCCGCCTGCCGCCAAACGCTCATACATAATCCTCACATGCTCTATATCCTGATTGCCTGAGAAAGGCGGGTTGGCGATAATCTTGGTATAGCTTCCTACGCAATCTTTCGTGAAATCCTCATCAAGTATTATCACATTATCAAGTGAATGCAAAAACTCTCTGTTTTCCGGCATCAGCTCATAGCATTCTACTGTTACGGAAGGACAAGCCCTATGGATGGCTTTAATGAGAGCGCCACGACCGGCACTCGGCTCCAGTACCGTATCATTCTCATGTATTCCGCCGGCAAGCATGACCAGCCAGTCCGCCACTTCAGCCGGCGTTTCAAAGAACTGGTATTCCTGCTGAAGATTGCATCGCTTGCCCTCTTTCAGTATAGAAAACACCCTTTCCGGATTGAACGGGAATGTAAAACCCTGTATCTTCCCACTTTGCCAGGAGCCGCCGGCTTCCTCAATCCACTTCTTGGCTTCAGCATAAGACTTTTTATTAAATTGTACTTTCGGAAGTTTGAGTACGTTAGCCTCAAGTGTACAATGCTTCAGTATATCTTCCACATTCCATTTCTTACCTTCATCGGACTGTTTTTTCTTTTCGTCTGTTGGAGCGTCCGGCGCTAAAAGTGAAGATATTTTTTGAACAACCGTATTGCTCGCATCCATGAAGGCATTGACGCAGGATAGCGCTTCCATGAGAAACTCCGTGTCAATATACCCTGCATCATCATAGATGTCTATCCCTTCAGTCATGGATGACAACTCATTGAGTTGCGCTACACTACCATGTAACGTTTCTATTAAAATCTCTTTTTTGCTCGTCATAACTCTTTTGTAAATAAATTCTTGTTGTGTCTACACTACCATGACCGAGAAGGTCGGCCAGTTGAATGACATCCTTATTTTTCTTCAGGAACATTTTAGCGAAAAAATGCCGGAAAGCATGCGCGTGCATCTTCCTTGAATCGATACCGCAATGTTTGCCCCATGCTTTCAAATGTTGTGAAAAACCTCGTTGAGTTAACGGGCCGAATTTCCCAACAGCGAGAAGTCCCGTTTTACCATTCTCTTTCATGTATGCCATCGCTTCCTGTCTCAACTGTTTTTGGAAAAAAAAGCGACGGTATTTATTGCCTTTGCCGCGAAGAGTAACCTCACCTGCTGCCATATCTTCCCACGTGAACTGCTGGAACTCCGACAGACGGGCGCCCGTTGTACCCAATACCTTGACAAAGAAGTAATAGTCCTTGTTGGATTTCGTTTTCAGGAAATCCAGTAAGCGGTTGTATTCCTCTTCTGTCGGGACATTGTTCACATCAAGCTTACGCTTCATCTTAGGCCGTTTAAGCTCTATCGGCTTTTTTAGCCATTTGGAAAACTTCTCTAAGGCAGTAATCCGCAAACGGATGGTCTGCGGGGATAACGATTGCTCTTCCAAAGTCCGTATAAACCTCTTGCAATTCTCCATATTTATGTCATTGGCATATTCGAAGTATTGCTTCAAGGATGTATAATAAATATCCACTGTATGCGGAGAGTAATCATTGTTCTCGGTGAGCCACAATATGAAACTATTAAGCAATTCCCGGTTCCTTTCCGATATGCAGCTTAACTTCTCAAGGGAGCGTACTTTCACTTCTTTCTTTTTGTAACCGATACCGAGAAAAGCCAACAAATCACATATAGCGTCACACAATATCGGATAGCGGGCTATCAGGTCGGCATTCTCCCGTTTATAGGAGATATAACCTTTGCGGCTGACGCTCTCTGACTTTTCAAGAAAGTCGGATACATGCCTGATATACCGCCCAATAAAATCATAGCTTCTGCCTGTAGTGTACAGGTAGGAAACGTAATTTGCAAGTATCTGTTGTCTGTTATTGTCCATATTCGTTGCCGTTTTCCATCCCGTTCACGAATTTCCGGTACTCCAGTTCCGTTTTGGCAAGGTTTATCAGCGTGTTCACACCCTGGAATACCTGCTTTGCCTGGCTGACATGCTCCGGAGAGGATTTGACATTCTCAATCTGCTGGAGTACCGTATCACGGAGCTTTTGGATGATACCGGGGTTCACCGTTGATACTGCATCCAGCCGTTTGTTGGCAAGTACGATGACTTGTGTCGTAACGGGTTTGAACTGTTCCAATTTAGCCGGAAGATTGATGTAATTGAAGACAAGCGTCTTGCCGTTGTTCAGGTAGATTTCCACCTCATCGCCGTCATCACCGGTTCCCTCGCAGTAACCCAGTACGACGACCTCTTCATTCCTGTACAGGTATGGCTTGTTAACCATCCCCTGCAGACGTTCGAGTGTATTCATAATTGATTGTTTATTGGTTGGTTATTGATTGTTCGATTCTTTGATAGCCCTTGAAAGGCGCCCCTTCAGATATACGAGTTCCTTTACCTCTTCGGGCAGGTTGTGCAGGCTGTTACGCTGCATGAGCTCGGCATTGCTGATACATTCCAGGTTCTCAAGTGTGCAGTTCAGCGTATTGCCGTCGCGGAAAACGATATTGTAGCCTTTCGGAACCGGGCCATGCGCCTGTTGCCATAACAGCACATGCTTCGGTATCCATTTCCCCAAAGAGATACGCACATAAACGTACCGGTGTCCGTTTTTATCATTGCGGATACTCTCGGCACCGTCATAAAGCGTATTGTCCGGCATGTGCCCTTTCTTAAACATGGTGGCCGAAACTTTGGCATATACCCCGGCATTCATTTTCCTGCCTTTGTTGGCCGGCACGTGACCCTTTGGAAAACGGTGTGCCGTTCCACTGTCGGCAAGCTGCCTTGACATTTCATTTCGCAGGACTTTCAGATACTCCGGAGACTTCTTGAGCCCCAGACGGTTGGCAATATTATAAACAGAGGTAACCGGCATTCCAAGAAACCGGGCTACCTCTTTTGTCGGGTGGTGAGGGTACAGCCGGGTAATTTCAGTTTTCTCGTCCTCTGTATAGATATGTTTTTTCATGATTGCTATGGTTTTGAAAGTTATTTTACCGTATACAGCCTGCAGCCCGTTTTCTCCTTCGCCCTTAAAAGGAAGCTGGCGGCTTCGTCACTGTCGACCACCAGCCTGACGGCGGTAAGGCCCTCCGTCTTGGGTTTCTGCAGAAGAAGTGGGCAGGGCTGGCCGTAGTAGTTCCAGTAGAAGATGAATTCGCCCAGATGGAAGTTGTCTATCTGGACGATATAGTTTATCGGGATACGCGGTGTCATATTTCCTGCTTTTTGCTGAAACTGGTTTTCACTTCCCCGTCCGGAACCCATTCCACTGTAACGATACCTTTTACATGTCCGGTTCCGCCACATTTCGGACAGGGTATCTTTACCCGTTCATGGATAATTTCAGGATTCCAGAACCAGCCGTTACCGTGACAGTAACCGCAGGCATACCCCGTATAGTAGCCTATGGTTTCTTTACCGGTACCAAAGTTCGGGGAACTGAGTACCAATATGTCTTTCTTCTCACTCATGCTTCGATGTAATAGGTTTGGACAATCATGTGGTTACGGAAGATATGTATCACTGTCCTGCCTTCATCCTGCCGTAGTTCGGTTTCCACAAAGCTGCGGCGGATGTCGCCTTTTTCCATTAACGAACGGATTTCAGCGTCGATGAATGATTTCAGGTTACGGAAATCCTGCTCATTTCCCTTCAGTCCGGTGGCATCCAGCTGGCTGACGGCCAGCTGGAGCTTGAGAAGCCAAAGCGGCTTGTCATTGGGAATGCTTGACTTGTAAGTTATCTTTGCCATTATTCTTTCTTAATTTTGTTTTTAGTCTCATAAACAGCATGACTCTATCCCATAATATCAGATAGGCACTCCAATAGTCTTGGAAGCTAAAATAGTACCAACTCATTTGTATATACCATATAAGTAAATACACAAAAAAAAGTACAATCCAGAACGGAATAAACAACCAACGAACTATTAGTCTTATTTTATCCATGATTTTCTTGTTATACGTCAAATAAACTTGGCTGGGTTAATAATCCTTTTCCTCTTATTGTCGGATTAAAGTCTTTGAACCGACAGCTTTTGAACGCCTGTTTCTGATTACACCACCATGCGAACCGGTGCTGTTCGTCCGATACCGGAGTATTCTTGTCCAAGTCCCGGTAAGACATGGCAAATGGTGTACACCCCAAAGAATCGAGGAGTAAAGCCCGTCTTTCGGCATCTTCAATCTGTCCGTCCTTCACAAGCATATAGAAGAAGAGCCTGTGCGAAGAGATGCCCGCTTCTTTCAGATAGGCTATCGCAGTGATAACTTCCTCCGTTATCGACGAGCTGTCGTAAGCCATGCGCAGATGCCTTATCCATGATACACGGGCCAGCAACTTTGCTATGTTCTTATCCCTTGCGATAATCCTGCAATCAATACCCTGGTTGAAATCAACTTTTATCTTCATGGAAACAATCTTCTCTATCTGTTGCAGCCCCCAGTCTGATGCGATAACATTGTTATCCATTAGGATAGCAGATTTCCGCCCATCTAAAAACTCCGAAATATCTGCGTGTTTGCGAATGTCGCCTTCTTTCCGGGGGACAATACAAAAGGAACACTTATTGATGCAGCCGCGTGTGAGAAACCCATACGCTTCCTTGTGTACAGGGTAAAGGGAGTAATCGGGGCAGATATGTTCCACTTCATCAGGCAGCCGCTGGTCAAACATCTTATATCCTGAACCACCTTTCCTGACTTCGTCAGCTTGTATTACTCTTCCATCGTCAGGAGAGAAGGCAAATACCTTGCTCATGTAAACGCGGTCATAGTATTCAATGCCGGAGTACCACTCCACGATATCGCCTTGCTGTTTGTGCCAGGCGGATAACTTCATGAGCGCCAGGTTGGGGAAGTTATGTCCGTCTATGTCGATTAGTCCGATGTTCATATCTTAAATCGTTTCCAGCCATTCAGACGGTAGACCTCACACCGGGCTTCCTCTTTCGTGAGGAACTGCCCGACTTTGGTCCCGGTGGAACCGGTGGCGTCACGTCGGATACGGTACACCACCCAGTTCCTGCCATGCGGCCGGTATTCGTAATACTCCTCAGGCAGATTGCGCATCGTTCTCTTTTTTGGGCTCCACATAGAACGTCTCTTCCTGTACAACCTGTACGCCGATCTTCGGGAAAAACTCAGCAACTTCCGGGTTATCCCGGTCAGCCAGCAGCTTGTCTTTTGCCAGCTCGTCCGTTGTACGGATATATTGCGGCAACAATTCCTTGCAGATGTTGGTTACTGCTGCCCAGGTAAAACCTTTCAGGTTCTTCAGCTTTGGTGTGCCGGTACGGAAACCGAATACGCCATGAGCGCTCTCAAGGCTTTTCCGCTTGGAGAATAGTTCTTCCTTGTTTTCTACGGCGTACGCCTGCATGATGTCGAAGTTCTTTTCCTTCGTGGCAGACAGCTCTGCCAACTGATCCGCATATTTCTTGCGGATATGCGTCATCTCAATATCCATTTTTGAGGTGAGGTTCTGTACTTTGGCGTCGGCTGCCGCAAAATCCGCAAATGCCTGTTCCGCCTGTTCGCGGGTGATACCGCTGACTACTGTTTTCTTTGTTCTTGCCATAATAAATGTTTTATAGGGTTAATAATGTAGTTTCTTTCTTCTGTCCCGGTTTTGCTTGCGCCAGCGCTCCTTGGCGGCTGCCGTCTTGACCGGGGTGCTGTTTCCGTCCTGCTCCTGTTCCAGATGAACGAGGCGTACCTGCTCGGCCCTGTACTCGTCAAGCAGCCGGTCGAATTCGGCCACCGAAAGGGAAACGGGACTTCCAAGCAGTTTTTCTTCCAGGATATTGATACGTCCGCGGCATTCGGAAAGCCGGTTCTCCAATTCCCGGTAACGTTCGGTGGTGTTGTAGGCGGCAGGCATGGTTATAATGTATCGCGAAGTTTTCTGATTTTCTTATCCAGCTCCCGGCGGCTGTAATAAGTGAACTTTCCTTTCTTATAACTGTGTACCAGTCCGCGGGAGGCATAGCCCTTGATTGTATTCTTGCCGCATGAGAGGTAACGGCAGGCCTCGTTCTGTTTCATCATGTCATCCATATCGGCATCCTCGGGCAATGGAAGAGGCGTACAATCACCGGGAGCAGCTTTACGGCGTAAACCTGTCCAATGTTCAAGGCGTTCGATGCGGGCCAATAAACGGTTGAACTCTTTGCGTGAGAGCATTATCGTATCACTCTCTTCGTCTACTACACCCAATGTTCCGGTGGCGGCAAAGTCCGCCGCTGTCATACTTTGTACATCCGGTATCAGTTCTTCCAGACCGATATGTCCGGCTGAAAACCGGGCGGCATCGCGGGCGGCGAAGAACATCTCTTCGTCACGATTCTCTTCTGCAACTTCCATAACGTATTTCTGGAATACCTGTTGTTCGGTCATGCCGCCCTGCAATACCTCGGCCTGTACAAGACTGAGCCGGTCGGCTTTACGAGTCAATATCGCCATAGCCTGGTTGATTTCATTCTTCGTTCTCATATTGTTTCATTTTTCTGTTTCTTTTCCTCACGCCGCATCCAAGCTTCCAGCTGCTTCTTGGTATCCTGTAACTCCCACAGTTTCATGGCGGTAACATCCTTGCGTGCCTTGCTGTATTTCCTCGACCACATGTTGAGCTTCGCAACGTTCATCCGGTATTCGTCTTCACTGTCACTGGTGAAGCCCTGGTTCAGCTGGGGAATCAGGAACGACAGGCGGTAGATATCGCGGAACACGCTTTTCGCTTCCGCCAGTTGTATTGCTCTTACCTTTTCATCCGGCGGGTTCAACCTTTCCAGCAGTTGCCGCGCTTCGTGCATCGTCAGTTCCCGGCTGCTTGCCGTACGTCCGGAAGTGAATTCATAGATGCATCCATGCCTGGCATCGTCATCCATACCGATGCGGTGGAAAGTGGCGTGCAGGGCTTTGAGCTGCTGGACACTGATCGGTTTGTCT